CGGCGGCCGATGATGAATGCGAGGGCGGGGAGGATGATGGTGCTCACGCGGCCTCCAGGGCGGGTGGGGTGTCGGGGACGATGCGGCACAGGGGCGGGCACATCATCTTCGGGATGGACCCGACCATGCCGTCGTCGGTGGTGTAGGTCGCCTCGGTGAGGGACGCGATGACTGCGCTGATGCCGATGGCGGTGACGGTGACTGGGGCGCCCTGGTAGAGGACGCGGTCACCGGGGCGGAGGTCGTTGAAGGTGATGACCTCAACGAGGTAGGTGGCGCTCACTTCTCGTCCTCCTTGTCCTTGCCTGCGGCTGCTGCGGTGATGAGCCGCATGAAGAGGCAGGCCAGGCAGGACCCATCGCAGTCGTCCTCGTCCTCGGTCTCCTCCTCGTCGTCGACGTCGTCGGTGTTGTTCTCGGGGTCGTCGTCCGTGGTGCCGAGGCTGGCGAGGATCACGGACTTGGCGACAGGCACGACCTCCTCCCACTCCTCGATCGAGTCGCATTCGACGCCCTTCATGATGCAAGCGTGTTTCCTAGGGCCGGTAAGAAGGCGGTAGTAGCCCTCCTCAGTGCGGTCAGCCAGGGAACCGTCAACGCGGATCGTGTTCTCTGTGCCTCGGATGATGCGGATGAGGTCGGCGTCAGGCCACACCGGCTCCTCGGCGGGCTCCTCCAGCTGCTCGGGCACGACGCGCAGAACACAGTCCAAGAGGACCAAACGGCCGTTCCCTTCCGCGTCTTGGTAAGCCAAGCGGTGAGGTGAGCAGCTGGTGATCGTCTGGACGACGATGCGCTCCCCGTCGCCGTCCAGGATGGTGTCGCCGGCCTTGATGTCGGCGATGCTGACGGTCTCAACAGTGGTCTTGTTGCTCATTTGGTGGCCTCCTCAGGCTCTCCGGTGGTGATGTATGCGGCAATGGCGGACCCTGCGGCCAGGGCCTCGAGGTTCGCGGTCTGCGCCTTCGACAGGCGCACCTGCACCGTCGGGGAACCAACACGCTCGGTGATCTCGACGCCGTCGGGCATCTCGCCGCTGTGGGCGATGAGGGCGGTCAGGTTCGCGGTAGCGGAGAACCACGGGGCGACCGCCTCGACCATGGCGTCAGGGTGGTTGGCCTTGACCCAGGCGGTGAACGCCTTCTCGTCGGCGATCTCCAGGACCTCACGGGGCTTCGGGTCGGTCACCGACACGGTGCCGACGTCGAGGTCACCGATACGGGCGTGGAGCTTGTCGCCGGGACCCATGTGCCCCAGGATCGAAGCCTTAGCGTCGGTCATGGCCGTCTTGGACTCCTTACCGAGCCACTGGGCGACAGCAGCCCGGGCGAGGGCCTCCTTCTGCCCGTACTTGGGGGTGTCAGTCATTGGTGTTCTCCTCTTCGATGATCTCGCCCTCGACGACCTCGTCGTCGACGGGCTCCTGCGGTTGGGGTTGGGGTTGTGGGATGCGGGCGGTCAGCCACGCGGTGAGTGCCGGCGGGTTAGCGGTGCCACCCTGATCCATCCACTCCTGGGCGATCTGCTCGGGGTCTCCCCCGAACTTCCTGACGAACCGGTGCACCAGGTCCTCGCACTCCTGCCGGAGCTGGGCGACCGTGTCGTCAGGCCCCAGGTAGTCCTCCACGCCAGAGCCGTGCTCCTCTGTGGTCATCTCCTCGGGGGCGTAGATGACCCCGTACAGGCAATCCGACGCGCCCTGCCTACAGACTTCGGTGATCGCCCGAGACCGGAGCATCTGCTCGGGGTAGAGGGACCAGGGTCCGCGCTGGCCCCACAACTGGGCTCGGCGCGCCCGCGCCTCGTCCCACACGACCTCATAGGTGAATTCCGGGTCGTCGGCGCGGACCAGCTGGGCGTGAACACTCATGCCCTCCTGCCTGATGCGGAGCTTGTGACCGGCCTTCCTGACCACGGACGCCATCAGGTCAGCGCTCATAGTGGGCTTGCCCTTGATGACGTTGATGCCGTTCAGGGCCGCGATCGGCTTGATGCCCAGGGCCTGCCCGTACTCGATGGCTAGCAGGACGTTGGCCGGCCGCTCCCGGTAGGCGTCGGGCAGGAGGCTCGACGCGGCGAGGCTCTTGGCGTAGGCGATGCGGGCCTGCACGGCGGCCGGGGCCATCGAGTCCTCCCTGACGACCAGGGCGTTCTGCGTTGGCTCGCTCATAGCGGGTAGCTCCTCACTCGGGATGGCATGGGTGCTGGCTCGATGCAGGGGTGGCCGGCGGCCGCCAGTTCACGGACGGTCGGGGACCGGCGAGGGCCTGAGGGCTGCATCCGCTTCGCGCACATCTCGCATGCCCCGTCCGACCACAGTGCGACAGTCCCAGGGGCGTCAGCGCTGCGGACGCGTCGGTTCCGCATGGGACGCAGGCACACCCGGCAGTGCTGGGGCTTGGACCAGTCGATGCGCTGTTTCACGCCTGGTCACCTTCTCCGAGGGGGCGGTTCACGAAGTAGGCCGTGCGGAGGAGACCGACGTTCATCTTCCCGGCGTACTCCCACCCCTCCTTGAGGAGTCGGCGCATGCGGAGCCAGGCGATGGGGCCCCAGCCGGGCACCAGGTGGAACTCGTAGACGTCGATCGGGTTGCCGTCGTCGTCGTAGGACCGGTAGTGGCCGCTCATCAGTTGCTCTCCTTCGCTCCAGGTACCCAGGCGAGTGAGACGATCGCGAACTCCGCATCGATCTGCTCGCTGGTGAATGCCTCGTCCTCGGTGGGGGTGAGCCACAGGGAGTGGCCGCTGACGGTGTCGACGCCGATGTGTGTCCACGCCTGGTCTCTGTCTGTGCGGATCACGGCACCAAGGGGGAGGGCGTCGAGGTGACGGGTCCCCAGGGTGATACCCATGTCGGCGGTGAGGTCCACGACAATGTCGAGTATCGCCAGGTTCTTGCCCACCGCGGCGTCTCGGGCGTCTTCGAGCTCGTTGGCGCGGTCGTGAGCGTTCAGCAGGCGTTTGCGCAGGCTCTCGTTCTCGGCCTGGAGCTCGTCGATGTCGTCCTCGTCGGGCTTGTAGTAGACGCCGGTGGTCTCGACTTGCCGGCGGGGGTAGATGGTGGGGACTCTCATTGGTTCTCCTTGGTAGTGGTAGGGGTGTGGTTGGGGCAGGTGACGGGGCTGTTCCAGTCGTCGTCCTCGACGGTCCAGCCGAGGACGCCCGCGGTTGAGTGGAACTCCTGGATGTCGGCAGCGTCCCGGTCCAGGTCTGGGGGCCTCTCGGGGAGGCGGATGGTGTTGCTGCATCCTGGGTGGTCGCAGGTCATGGACGCCTGCACGCGGGTGGTGATGACGCGGATCATGCGGCCGCCTGGGCGTTGAGCATGCGGGCCATGGCGCGCTCACGCTCCTGCATGGGGGCGATCACCTGGCAGGCGGGCTCCCCGTCGGCGAACAGGGTGAGAAGGCGCCTGGCCTGCTTGGCGGTGTCCTCCTCGAGCGCCTTGTGCGCCGGGGTGCCCTCGTCGGTGGCGCACGCCGCGCTGGCACGGTCGCTGGTGTCCCACTCCTCCAGGGCCTCCTGGCCCTCGTTGTCGAGGAGGTCACGCAGCATGTACAGGCCGGCTGAGACCACGACGATGCGGTCACCGTGCTGGACGGCGAGCCGGTCACCGACCTTGAGGCCGGCCTGGCCGACGGGCCACGCGGACGCGCCTGGGTGAGCCGTGGACTGGACGTAGACGATGCGGCTCATCGTTGGGCCACCTCCCGCCAGCAGAGCATCCATCCGCCGTGCTGGACGACCTTCCACTCCTGGGGCCACTGGTCCTGCACCTTCTCGGCGAGGTCTTCCCCGCCGATGACGCGGGCCGCGCCCATGAGGTCCTGCTGGGAGCGGAACGCCAGGTAGCCGGGGTGCACGCGGTCGTGCCGGTACTCGGTGTCCAGGGGGATGATGTCGCGGGCGATGATGTCGCCGACGGTGGCGTAGTAGTCACGGAAGGACAGCTTCATGCTCATCGGTGGCCCTCCTTCTCGGCGAGGGCGGTGCAGATGACGAGGACGACGGCGGCGAAGCCGGACCAGATGAGCATGTGCTGGCCGATCCAGGTGGTGGAGATGGCGGCGATGATGCCGATGGCTCCGGCGACCCAGGCGGCGATGTCGTAGCGGTTCACGCGCACTTCAGGTCACCCCATTCAGGGTCCTCGACCTGGGAGGCGTCGACGATGGCGGCGATGAGGTCGCGCAGGCCGCTGCGGGTGAGGGGCGTGTCGGGCGTGGTGGCCTCGACGGCGAAGGTGGTGTCCTTGCCGGGCTCGGCCAGTGGGGTGATGGTGACGCCGTGGGCGGCGTGTGGGCGGCCGACGGCGACGTGCTGGTCAGCGTCGACCGTGGCCCATGCGCTAGACTTGGGCATGATCTTCCTTCTTGGTAGGGGGTTGGTCACTGGCCCGGCGGGACGGCACTCCTGCCGGGCCTTCTTGTTTGGTAGGGGGTGGGTGGCCTAGTTGGTCTCGGCCTGGGCGATGAGGGCTGTTGGGGTTGTGCCGAGGTGGGTGGCGACTCGCTCGACTTCATCGACGGTGAGTCCGCGCCCGTGGTTAGTGAGCCTGCGGCGGAGGGTTACGTGGGGGATTCCGGTCTTTTCTGCTACTGAGAAAACCGAGAGGTTATTTCCCTGGATTTGTCGGTTAATGACCCCTACCAGGCGGGAGGTCAGCGGTTCGGTTTCCATATGGAAACCATATGTTGCGCTCGCATACCTGGCAAGACACTGGGAACTTCGTTACCGAGGTGAGACTTTAGGTTGCGTATGGCAACATAAGTGTCATGTCCACCATTGACAGGAACCCGTCAGAGGGCCTAAACGCCGCCGTCGCAGCCGAGCTGCGGCGCGAGCGGGCCGCCCAGCAGGTCACCATCGACACCCTAGTGGCACGTACCGGCCTCAGCCGAAGCACCGTCCTGAACACCCTCAACGCGAAACGCCTCCTCGGCGTCGAGGCCGTCGCCGCCATCGCCCAGGCCCTAGAGGTCAGCGTCACCACGATCTTCGCCCGCGCCGAGGGCCGCATATCCGCCGCCACCCCAGACGCCGCCTTCGCCTAGCCGCACCCCAGAACACGAGGGAGGCCCCCACCGTGATGGTGGGGGCCTCACCTGTACCCGCTGGTCACGCCTGCTTGGTCAGGATGTAGTCAACGAAGCCGGGGCTGAATGACAGTAGGCCCCGCTTGTGCTCGGAGACGATCACCCAGCCGTCGGCCAGGAGCCTGCCCAGTTTCCTGGCGTGGCTCTTGTTCCTGGGGTTGAGGGTGACGCGCTTGGTCTTCGTTCTCATGATGGGCTCCTCCTTGGGATGGCAGGGGTGTTATGTGAATGTTACGCCGCTGTGAGCAGGGGCACCAGAGGCAGCCACCGCTCACGGCAACGCAGGCACGTCGCGTGCACGCCGTCGAACAGGGCCACACCATGGGAGCACGCCGGGCACGCCGTGTCCCCGTCCAGGCCCCGGATGACCCTGACCGGCTCAGCCAGCCCCTCGACCTGGTCGCAGCGGGCTAGCAGACGGGTGACAGCCCGCCCCGTGTCCCACAGGGTCTCGAAGTCGGCCGCCTCAACGGCCGCCGCCGTCGCCGCCAGGAAGTCGCAGCCCGAGGTCAGGCCAAGACGGGGCAGGCCCGCCTTGAGCGCCCCACGGTGCAGGGCCTCCCGCTCACGGACCGTGCGACGCGCGTCCTGCTGAAGCGCGATCACCGCGTCACGGGCCGGGGAAGCGGCCCCGAACCCCGTGTGCACGGGACCACCGCCACGACGCACGGGGGAGGCGTCCAGGGCGTTGACGCGGCGCGCGAGCTCGGGCGCACCCCACCTCAGCCAGTCAACCCATTCGCTCATGCTGCGCTCCTCTCAGAACCCGGATTGCGTGGGAGCCGATTTGCGGGCCTTTCAGAACCCTCCCGATGTCGGCGTAGCGTCGGCCGGTTCTGTCCCGTTCCTGGGGCTGTGGCGGCCTCTCCCGCGGGTGTTTTGAGCCTCCGCAGCACCTCGCGTGCACGATCCGGGCCAGTCAGGCCACCCAGCACGTCCCCACCGCGGGTGACAGCCGGTGGGCGACGACCGATCGTGCGCCACGCCAACGCCTCAGCCTCAGCCCGCGAAGCACCACGCCCAACGGCCGCGATCGCCGCCTTGCGCCACGCCAGCTCCGCCTTCGCGTCAGCACCAAGCCCGTCGGGGATCAACGCGCCACGGGCGGACTCCTCGGCGCGCACCCGCTCCGAGCGTGCCCGGCGCACCGCGGCAGCGAACCGCTCGACGTCGATGCGCCACGCCCTCCCGTCGGTCGCCCACGCCCTGACCGCGTCCCGGCACGCCGGCCGGAGCTCGGCGGCGTCCAGGCCGGGCACCGTGTGCGTCAGGTAGTCGTGCCAGACGACGACCTGCCCGTCCGTCGCGGTGATCGCCTGCGCGGCCAGCAGGTAGGCCAGAACCCCAGCGACGTCCTGCTGCGTCACTCCCATGGCTGTCCCCCTTCGAGGAACCCGGCCAACGCGTCAGGCGCGGACAAGGCGCGCTGGTCGTTGGCGATGGCGGCGGCCGCGTTGTCGCGCATGATCTGCGCCTGGCTACGCCGGCCCCGGACGCGGTCATCGTCGGCGCGGCGCATCCAGTTCCGCCAGGTCGCGACCCAGTCAAGCTTCGTGCCGCGCTGGCCGGACACGCCCGCCCAGTAGTCGCGGAACCGGTCGGTCTCGGAGGCGGTGTCGACCAGGGGGACGTTCTGGGCGGCCCACGCGGCCATCTCGCTGGTGACGGCGAAGTCGTCGGGGATGCGCGTTCCCCGCCGCTTCGGCTTGGCCTCGTCCGTCGTCGTCGGGCGCGCTTCAGCGCGCTGTCGCACCGACGAAAGGTGACCACCTACGGAAGGTGACTCTATAGGGTTACTAGTTGGGGGTTCTATTGAGGGATTGGGTGCACGGCGGTGCACCGGGGTGGTGCACGGCGGTGCACCCCTAAACCCCTCTTCAGGGGTGCACGCTGGTGCACCCGGTGCATGGCGGTGCACCCCAGGATCGGCCGCCTCGATCATGGCCTCAGCGACCTCGTACTGCCACACGTAGAGGTTGGGTCGGCGGCGGTCGTCCCAGTCGGCCAGGCCACCCCGGTTGATGGCGGTCGTGATGACGCCGAGCTGCTCCAGGGCGCGTAGGGCGTACTGGGCGGCACGGGTCTTCACGCCGGCGTAGGCGGCGATCCGTTCCACGCCCATGAAGGAGTGACCGGTCTCCGACGACGCGGAGTCGGCGAGGACGAACAGGACTAGCCGTGTTGTTCCGTTGATGGTTGGTGGCATGCGGAATGCCTGGGAGAGGGCCCGGTTGCTCATGGCCTCCCCCTTTGTGGTGTCTCCGGCACGAGACTCATCCTCCTAGTTGGTAGGGGTAAATGCGGGGCTGGTTTGCATGCGCCAGGTGAAGGCCGCCCATCCTTCGTCGCCCCACGGCCGAGTGGCGTCGGCGGCTGCGCACGCGGCGGCGGAGTCAGCGAGGTCTTCCAGGTAGTGCCGCCACATGTCCGCGGTCTCAGTCAGGAACAGGCATTCGTCGGCGGGCGTGTGCCTCATGGCTTCGTGCGCCCAGTCGTAGAAGTCGTCGGGGTAGCAGTCTTCGCTGTAGGGGCCCTTCCATCTCATGACATGCCAGGCTGCGTCCTCGCAGGGCTGGCACTCCCGCCAGTCCCAGATCATGCTGCCGTCGACGGCAGTCGCCCGCCTGTACCGTTCACCCTTGGGGATGATGCGGCCACAGTCATCGCACCGGACACGGCCACTAGAACGAGGCGACCTCTCGCGGATGATGTCGCTCATTCTGCGTCCTCCTGAATCTTCCGCTCCTCAGCCTCCAGCCACTCGGCACAGTCGTAGGTGGCTGACAGGCGCCCCTTATCAACGCGGGAGACGTAGATGAGTGCGCCGGGCTTGTAGGCGTCTGCGTAGTCCTTGGTTGCGTGCCATGTCACGATCCTGCTGTCATCACGCAGGACGCCGGGCTGCTTGTAGGGGGCGAGAGCGTCGCCGACGGCGCGGATGAGCTTGTCCAAGTCGGGCTTTACGTGCGGCCAGAGCCTTTTCTTAGCGCTCTTGGGGCGAGGAAGAAAGAAGGCCACGTTGACGGCGACTGGGCCGTCGTAGCGGGGCTCCCAGCCGGCTTCTCGGGCGGCTTCCTGGGCGGCGCGCTTGATGCGGGTGCGCCATGCGGCGAGCTCGGGGCCGCGGTCGTGGGTGACGACGGTGCGTTGACCAGACGTGAACGTCCGCACCGAGCCCTCGGTGATCGGCTCACCGGGGACGAAGAAACTAAACGAATCCATGGGTGTTCCTAGTGGTTTGGGGGCGGGCTAGGCCGCCAGGAGAGAGAAGAGGTCACCCTGCTCGAGTACCGGCGCGGCGTCGGCGTGGCCGGTGAGGTAGCAGGTGCAGCGGGGGTCATGGGCGGCGTTGGCGTCCCATACCTGCCAGGAGTTGACGCCATCGAGGATCGGGACGCGCCCCAGCCGGTCGGTCACCCAGCAGAGGGGCGCCTCAGCCGGCCACCGATCCAGGCGATGGGTGCAGGCGGAGTGGTCACCCGCCTGGCAGTCCCCGCAGATGCCGCCGTTGCCGTAGAAGCGGCGGCATGGGCACCGGTCGTAGAGGAACGGCCACTGGGTGTAGTCGCGGCGCATGACGGGCAGCCATGCGTGCTCTCGCACCCAGGCCGCCTCCCCTGGGGGCATCACGGCGGCGCTCATAGGTCGAAGAGGGGGATGGTCCCCATGGTGGGGTCTTCGACGTCGGCGGGCTGGTGGACGGCGAGGCAGGCCGGGCAGACGAGCGGGCCAGTGAGGTCCGCGCTCTCGACGTCCTCGCAGTGCTCCGTGAGAAACCCGGTGTTCTCGAGTTTGCCGAGCCCGTTGCAGATTCGCCAGGTCGGGTAGTAAACGCCATCGGGGTGCTGGTGAGGCTTCTCCCATTCGACGTCGGCGAGGTGTCGCACCAGGCGCCCCGGCAGGAGGACGCGGGTCATGACTCCTCCTGCCAGAGGCCGCGCTCGGCAGACAGCGCCGCACAGATGGCCTCGAAGAGGAGGCCGAACAGGGCGGTGAACTGCTGATCGTACGCGTCGAGGCTGAACTGGGACGGGCGGTCGGGCGAGACGGGCCAGCACTCAGCCAGGACACCAAGGGCTCCGAGGAGTGACTGCACTCGAAGGCACGGGTCTACTCCGAGGTCAAGCGCCCCATCCGGGTCCTCGGTAAGAATGTCCGCCGCGTCGTCGACTATCGCCTTGAGGAGATCGTCGACCGGGATACCGCACGCCTCCTCCTCGTTCTCGGTGATCGCCTGGAGGCAGCCCACGGCGACGGCGAGGGCTCGCGTCTGTACGTGGTCACCGGGGTTGTGGGCGTGCGCGCGATGTGCGGCTGACACCCAGGCGGCGCACAGTTCAGCGACGTCGCGAGCAAGCCCAGCAAGGGACCTCCCTGGGACGTTGATTCCTGTCGCCCGCCACCGACTCACGGTCGCTCGGGCCAGGTCGGCCCGCCTGAGCATGGCCTCGAAGTCGGCGCGGCGCTGTTCCATCGTCAGGGCGGTCATGACGCCACCCCCTTGCGTGTCACGGTGACGTTGAAGCCGCTCCCGTAGTAGCCGTTCCCGTCGTTCCCCTCGAACTCAGCGAGGGGCAGGCGCTCGTCGTCGACGATCACGAACAGGGTGTAGCGGGTGTTGTCGTACTCGTCATCGCCGAGCTGGGTCGTCTTGACCTCGGCGGACATGATGCGCGCGTTTGGGGTGCCTCGCTGGAACAGTTCCGTGAGCCAGTAGTCGCCTGAACCGCAGCAGCACCCTACGTTGCCTTCGAACGCGAGCACGGTTCCGTCATCGAGGGTGAGGGTGTCCCCGTCAACCTTGGTGACGTACCGGCCAGCCAGAACCGGGGACAGGTCATCGCTGTCGTAGTAGACCTTGCTCATGCTGCGGCCTCCTCGACCTCGCGTGCGGCGTCCAGCATCGCCTGCACCATGCCCTGGGCTCGACGGATGACCGCCCAGTCGGCATCCGGGATCAGGTAGGAACGCTCACCTAGGAGCGGGCTGCCATCCCGGTCCTTTTCGCTCAACCAGACATAGGAAGGCTTGACCGCGTCACTACCGTCCTTCTTGACTCCAGGACCACGCAAGGTGGTGTGGATGCTGATACCGCTTAATGTCGCGCTGGTTCTGGCCTCCACGTAGGTGGCTCGCATCCTGGTCAGGTGCCCGAAACGGGATGGCAGCTCCACCGGCTCCGGGAGGGGCAGGGACACTGTTGCGTTGACAGTCATGCTGCGGCCCTCCCCTGCTTGGTGAGGGCGAGGAGGCGGGCGCGGCGGCCGGAGGCCGTGATCGCGTACTTGCCGGTCTCCTCAATGCGCCCCTTGTCCTGGAGCTCCCGCACAGCGGTGCGAGCGCGGGAAGGGGACAGGACCCCGGTCGTGAACCGCTCGACGTCGGCGAGCGTGAAAGTGCTGCGGCCGGAGCGGCGGATAGCACTCAGCACCTCGGCCTGACTGGGGAAGGCGTCGGCGATGGAGTCGGCCGCCCACTGGGATGTGACAGGGTCGTTGGCGCGCACAGAACCGCGCTCCTTGGGGTGAATGGTGGATGGGGTAGTCATGCTGAGATCTCTTTCTCTCGGTAGGGGATACGCCCACCATCAGCGGTGAGCAGGAAACGGCCACACGGGTAGGTGACAGGCACCAGCCCCGGATCATCGGCCTGACTGACGGCCCACCCGGCACGGCGGGCCTCCTCCCTGTGCGACTCCACGTGCCCGTGACAGCCGGTCGTCCCAGACCCGCACAGGAGGATCAGATTCTCAGGGCCGTTGACGTCCACCTTCCTCGTGCCCCCCATGCCCCGCGCACGGCGGTGCTGGAGGTTCCCAGACCCGTCCGAGAGGTCACGCCCACACCGGACGCACCTCCAACGGTCACGGTCAGCCACGAGAAGCCTGGTCGCCATATCCGGCCCTGTACGCCTCACGCCGCGACCGGAGCCTTGAGCCGGTCGACGTCGGCGCGCGCCACGAGGGCAGCACGCCCCAGCAGCGGCCGGTACCCGTCCAGGCGCCCATCACGGATAGCGGCGCGAATCTGCCGGCCGTCCCGGTACCCGAGCTCGGCGGCAGCCTCGGACACGGTCATGAGGTCAGCCCGACTCATCTCGGGCGGCCACTCCTTGAGGTGCATGGGATGTCCTTTCGTTGGGGAGTGTCCAGCGCTCCACTGGACACCACCAAGGCTAGAGCCGTTCGTCCACTGCTGTCCAGTGCACACACGTAACGAAAACGTGAACGTCCAACGCATATTGGTTGCACACTCAGCGTCCAATGAGGCACCATTGAACGCATGACCGACCCCACCCCAACCCTGGGACAACTCATCCTCACGTCCGGGCGCTCCTACCGGCACCTAGCCGAAGCCAGCCACCTCTCCAAATCACGCATCGGGCAGATGGCCGCCGACCAAATCAGGCAACTCCCCGGACCAGACACCATCACCAATCTCGCCAACGCCCTCGGCATCCCCTCCGACGACGTCGAAGCCGCCGCACTACAGACCATCAGCCGCGAGCACGGCCCACTCCTCACCACCGCACGCCGCCTCGCCCAGCTCGACCCACGCAGCCGCCGCATCATCAACGCCGTCCTACGCGCCCTCGAGGAAGAGCAGTAACCGTGGGCCGGCCACCACTACCCGTCGGCACCTGGGGAGACATCACCGTCCGCCCAACCGCCAGCGGCCGCTACGAAGCCAGAGCCCGCTACCGCGACTACGACGGCATCACCAGACACGCCCGCCGCACCGGAGACACCCCCCGCAAGGCCAAGACCGCGCTCACCGCAGCCCTCGCCAGCCGGGCACACACCGTCGGCGACGAGATCACCGCAGACAGCCGCTTCGACGCCGTCGCCCGAATCTGGGCAGACACCCTCACCGAACGCACCGAAGGAACCCGGCGCGTCTACACGTGGACGCTGGAGCGCCACGTCCTGCCCGCCCTCGGCGCACGACGACTACGCGAAATCACCACCCGCACCGTCGAGCAGACCCTCAAGGCCATGCTCGAGCACCACGGCACAAGCGTCGCCCGCACATCCCGCGTCATCCTCTCCCAGGTCATGGCAACCGCCGTCCGCCTAGACGCCATCGAACGCAACCCCGTGCGCGACGCCCAGCAGCCCAAGGCGCCCAAGCCAGAGCCCAAAGCGCTCACCATCCCCGAACTCGCCCAGGTGCGCGCCGCCATCGCCGCACACGAGGCCAAGGGCCGCTCCAAGTCCGACGTGGCCGACGTCGTCGAGCTCCTCATCGCCACCGGCGCACGCATCGGCGAAGTCCTCGCCCTACGATGGGAAGACGTCAACCTCGACGCCGGCACACTGACCATCTGCGCAACCGTGTCCCTCACCGCCGAGAAACCACGCCGAGCATTCAGGCAGGACCACCCCAAGACATCATCATCCCGGCGCACGCTCCTCCTACCCGACTTCGGGCTGGCGGTACTGCTACGCCGCTCCGTGACCGGCCCCAACAGCGACCTCATCTTCCCCTCATCAAAGGGCACCGTCCGCGACCCGGCAACGGCCAGGAAGACCCTCAAGCTCGCGCTCAACGGCACTGGCCTGGAATGGGTCACCCCCCACACGTTCCGCCGGACCGTAGCCACCCTCGTCGGAGACCCGGAGACGGCATCGGGCGTGCTCGGCAACGATCCCGGCATCGCCATGCGCCACTACATCGAGCGCTCCCAGATGGCTCCCGACGTGCGAAATGCCCTCAAGGAGCTCGCACCGCAAAGCGAGGCGTAAACGCGGCGAGATGGCGCTCTGGACGGTTCCCGAGGCCCCTGCGGCTGGATGAAACCCTGTGATCGCAACGTCCTTGGTACCTCCGGTGGGATTCGAACCCACAACACTCCGATTTCCCTCTGACACCGCAACCAGTGGACAACGAGCGTCAATGAACGTCACGTGATGCGCATGATGACGCGAATACGCGGAGGTAGTGACGCGGTCAAGCCTTCCTATGTCTGGT